ATTTATGGTAATAGTATCCTTGATTAGATATTTTGTTTTTTTATATATGTCGGTGCATTCAATATAGTTCGGGAATTCAGAATTGTATTTATAATTTTTAAAATCATTATGTATAACACACGATGTCATATGAAAAATATGTTCGGGTTTAAAATAGTTGCTATTTATAATAGATAAATCTATAATACACGATGGATTAATTTTGGTAATAACATTTTTTAGTTTTTCTATCATATATTTCTTATTCTTGTATTTACTAAAACTACCTCTCGTCAAAAAATAGTAGTTGTCATCATATACGTATATAACACCATTTAACAATTTCATTTTTACAGAATATTCCTTTATTGCACCAAACGCAAACCTAATATTATTTTCAATATTTAAATTATCTATGATTATAAAAGCATTATTAATTTTCAATGACATGTTGATACTGTCAAATCTTTTAAAAAAAGGTGTTTCATCTTTTATTAAATCAAGTATCCATTTATTTTCAGATAACTTTGCAGGAGTATGTGTAAAAATACTATTTATCCAATAATATTTTTTTCCATCTACTACCGACGGTGACATTGTAATAATAGTATCAAAACCTAAAATATCCAAAGAATATTTCACTTTATTGATAGATACCTGAACATATGTATATACTGGTTTTCCCGTATCATTTTCAAAATAGTAATGATAACCATTTGGTGTTTTTTCACAAACAGTATCTTTTGGCATTTTATCAATTAAAAAATCAGCACTTTTGGCACCTTTCTTAGTATCAAAGTCTACTACAATATATTTGTCAGTAGTCATACCAATTGCGTTTTTATTTTTAAATTCGGCATTTGGTTTTTTAAATATTTTTTTTTTATTCATTATATATTTTTTTTCAAGTTCTTCCAAATATAGTACATTATAGTTTTTAACATTTATTTCCATATCCTGTAATTTATAAAAATCAGTCTTTAACCTATACATATATAATGCATTCGATATCGCCCTATATAAGAAATACATGCATATAATAATAGCAGCTATAATGAATAATAAACAAACCAAGTTAATAAATACATTACCACTATTAAATGATTTGAAATAGTTACTTACTACATATTGTTTTACCTTTTTATTCATGCCAATTAAAAAGCAAATATTATATATTAGTGACATATAATATTTAACATATAATATTTAATAGGTAAAACGTTTATTTTGTTTATTTCGATTATTTCGATTATTTTACGTCGGTTCCCATCTTAATTCTCAAAATGTGTCAGTTTCGACAAACCATGGTCGCTGTTCTTATCAAGAACAACATTCTCAGCCTCAAACATGCTCTTCTTAATATCATCAATCGTTGAATCCTCATCCAAACCATCAAAGTTCGCAGCATTTGAAATACCAACCAACTCCCCATCCGCATTAATGGTCTGAGTAAGTTTATTGCCAGACTCCTCCGCCTTCTTCATATTCTCTTCGATTGCCTTCTGTCTAGCTTCGCGCACACGTTTATCAAATTCCTGTTTTGCAGTCTCTTCATTCTTCTTTTTATCGGACATAAGTTGATTGAGAGTCTCTTCCATGTACTCGACACGTCCCGTCTTGTATGCCTCCGGATGAAAAGGAACCCACATACCAACTTGCCCTACATAAATATCGTGATTGGGGTCGACCTCGCGCAACAATTTACAGCGAAGTTCTGCCTCGCCTTGTGTAGCAAAAACGCCGCGCACTTTGATGCCTCTCGTAGATGTTTGGAACCCGTGTTTTTCGCCGAATTTCTGCTCAAGTTCGTCTTCATTATTATCCAAAAATGTTTTATAGTCGTCGCTAATTAGCGTTGCCGATGTTGCGCGAATCGCCTCGCCTTCTTCCTTTGTAAACTCCTGGAAGTCTGCAGTAAGTTTATCGAAAGAAAGAGAATACTTAAATGATACAAAGTTGAGAAACTGGGTAAATTTTTCCATTGACTTTTTGTAGTCCCACTGCTTCACAAACTCTTCGAACAAAAACTGCTCCTTTTGTTTGATAATATGTTCCGGGGAAACGAATGAAAGACATACGAATTTTTGACCGGCGATTGGTTTATCTTCTTCCAATAAATCGACATATTTAGGATTTTCTTTTCCATCGGGTAAATATTTAGGAGTAACTCCCTTTGGCAAACTATTTGTTTCGGACATTATATTATATAATTAAATAATTATTTTAAGTAAGTTTACCATTTATTAATTTATAAATTGTATGCTTACTTTATTTTATTAATTTTAATAAACTAATAAACTAATAAACTAATAAACTAATATTTTTTTCTACATTATATTTATAATGTACGGAACACTTGACTTTAGTGAGCTTTTTAAGCGCTTTATTAAGTATATTATCGAAGGTCTTTGTGTCGCGATAGTTGCTTACTCTATACCATCTCGCTCTCTTAAATTAGACGAAATTGCGTTGATTTCTCTTGTAGCAGCCGCCACCTTCGCCATTTTGGATGTTTATGTCCCCACTTTAGCTGTTTCTGCTAGAACAGGTGCTGGTTTCGGTATTGGTGCTAACCTTGTTGGTTTCCCCACCCCTCTTAAACTTTAAACACTTGATGATTTAAAATTTTAAATTTTTAAATTAAAGCGTTTATTTAGAAACTATGTGGATAATATTTACTATTTATATTTTATTATGTAAATAATAAATAATCGTTACTTACTTTATAGAAGGTTATTCTTTAATTGATATAAATATTATTATGAGTCAGGATAGTGGTGTTAGTGCGAGTGGACCTTTACCTCTATTACTACAACCAAGACCAGAACCTAATGTAAAACTAGCAAAAATATTTATGATAGATGGAAATGGAAAAATTGATGTTTGGGATGGAAAAGAACCTAATGGCAAACGGTTATTTGTTCATGTTACTATAGGTAATACGACATACAGGGGTTATTTTAGAAATAAAAAAAATTGTGATTCTCATTTTGATTCTATGCGCTCGGGTCCATTTCACTCACAAAAACTACAAAATACATCTTTTTTGCATTGCAGTGCTGGTTCTATTATATTACCGTTAATGAAAGGAGCTCCTAATTTTAATACAGCAGAACCATATTATTGTAGAATTTATAAATATAAAGATAATGATAAGTATACATTTTGGTATAAACTTTACGGTTATGATGATAAAGAAATAACTTCTAATAATGAAACTATACATGTTAATGAGTCAGAATTGGGAACCCCCCACGCTGTTAATGATAAAAAACAATACACACCTTATTGTGACTATTTTCCAGGCGGTGATTTATATATACTTGGAAGAGAAGCTAGAGTATCTTCAAGACCAAGATCAAGAACCCCTCCACGCGGAGGCGGCGGCAAAACTCGCCGAAAGTTTAAAGTAAAAAAGCGACGAAATAGAAGAATAAGAAATACGATGAAACGAAGAAAAACTGCAGTGAAACGAAGAAACCGATAAACAACGCACCACTACCGCCACAACCACAACCTACTGAGTCGGGATAAACACCCAGTTCAACTCCTCGCAAATTTTCTTCCATATATCATCCTGTTCTATCCTCTTCTCTTTATCTTTCAACATCGGAAAATAAGAAAGAAATTCGGTCTTCTCCAGAAGTTCGCACAGTTTATAAACCGTATAGTAATAATTCAAAAAATTCACACGGTCATCCGGGCAAAATTTCGCATACGGTCCCTGTATCTCCATAAAAAGATTACACAACGTCTCTTCTAACTCCGGTGTCATAATCGGCGGTTTAATACCAAGTTTGTCTTTAATAAAGGGAATATGCTCGTAATATTTATTATATCCCAATTTTTTGAGCACCTCTTTCGCTTTCGAATTCGTAAATTTTGAAAGAGGGATACGCTCCTTATGAAGTTGTTGCTTGATATTTTCGAGAACTTCTTCCGGGATTTGCGTAGTTTCTTTTGCCTGAAACTGGGCAAGAATTTCTTTAAAATGATTGATTCTTTTATACGCATAAAAACACGCTTCCTTCGGCGGTTCTTTATAAGACGGCTTCTCATTTTCAATAAGATAAGTAATTTGTTTTGCACAAACATTGCATACCATAATCCCCTCATGTTCGACGGGAATCATCTCACCCTTGTTACACGACTGACATATATCAGTTGCATACGTATAGTCGTTTATATTAATAAATGTCTGGTCAAGATTTGTAAAAAACTTCTGAACATTATTGTCATTCGCACGCGTCAATGCATTTTCATCAAATGTCGTATCATTTACTTTGAAAAAAGAGTTAAGAATCTTTGTTTTATTTGTACCATTCGTAATTTCCTTTTTGTTTTCAAAATAATCGAAAATAAATCTGCTGTTGTTCAAGTAATAATCTTTAATCTTTTTCTTATTTTTATATATTTCCTCTTTAATATCATATAGAGAATCTTGTAACTGTATTTTATCATTCACGTCCAATATAATTTCAGGGTCATTTAATTGTTTCATTATTTCGTTTTTTCTACGAATTAATGTAGGTAACACTTCGCTATTAATCGTGTTAAATTCGCACTGTAATTCGCGATGAACACTATCTAGCGTCATGATTCGTTTCTTGTCTACAAAAATTTTTTTATTTGTTTTATGTTTAAAAGATGGCATCTATATATCTATATTTATATATTTACTATATTGTTATAAGTATAACTTTTTTAATATATAATAATTAATAATTATATCTATTTTAGTATTTTAAGCTATTTTAGTATTTTAAGCTATTTTAGTATTTTATATTTTACGATATAATATAAAGCAAATAAAGTAAATAAAGTAAATAAAGTAAATAAAGTAAAATACAATGAGTGAACCAATGAGTGAACCAATGAGTGAACCAATGAGTGAACACAGCAGCGAATTAAAAACCGGCGATATTCTTTTATGTGACAATCTTGAATACAAATCATGGGGGTTATTTAGTTGGTTTATAAAATTTATGACAAAGAGCGACTTTTCACACGTTGGCATGATTGTAGTAGACCCCGAATTTACAGACGTTCCATTAAAAGGCACATATGTTTGGACATCGGGTATTTCAGATATTCCCGACCCGGAAGATAATACAAAAAAATTCGGAGTTCAATTTATTCCCTACGCGCACTTTATTTCGACATATAGTGGAAAAATATATGTCCGCAGAATCGAATTCAAAGACACGGAAGAGTACAGGAAAATATTCAATAATGAAAAGTTGAAAGAAATACATAAAGTTGTATATGATAAACCATATGATATTGTTGTTACAGATTGGATAGAAGCTTACTGTAAAAAGGACCGTCATCCTCAGAAGACGTCGAGATTTTTTTGTAGTGCATTTTTGGGTTACGTATATACAAAGTTGAGTTTATTTGATGATACACTAGATTGGAGTATTCTTTATCCAAGTTATTTTTCTAGTGAAAACAAGACACTTTCTTTGCTTCATGATGCAATACTATCGAAGGAACATCAAATCGCAGGATAGGTTGTAAATATGTAAAATATACAGGTATGAAGTTTAGGGATTTTAGGGGGTTAGGAAGTTTAGGGATTTTTGCAAAATAGTAAATAGTAAATAGTAAATAGTAAATAGTAAATAGTAAATAGTAAATAGTAAATAGTAAATAGTAAATAGTAAATAGTAAATAGTAAATAGTAAATACGAATAATGTTAGGAATGCATTA